ATTAATTTTTATTGATTTTGTTGCTGAGTGATTAAAAGATTTCATTTGACCTTTTAACGTATTATAATTAACTGCTTCAGGCATTAGTTTATAACTTTCTTTTTTAACTTGCACACTATTTGTTTGTGCTTTGTATAAAGTTAATGTTTGCCATCCACCATAAGAATTTATAAAGTCACAAAGTACAGGTGTGTATTTACATTCTTCTATTGGATATGTTAAAATATTAGAAAATATTGTAGGACTTCCACCATCAGGTAAAAATGATAAAGTCATATTAGAACCTTTAATAAAATTGTTGTCTATTTTAGCTAAAGTAATCGGAACTTTAAATAAATAAATTCCTGTTACTCCATTAAAATTTTCAAGTGCAGAATATCCACCACTTAATCTATTATATGTAACAGAAAATAAATCATCAACATCAAGAAATTCAACTAATACATTTAAGTATTGAATTGTATTTGGTGAATAGGTAGTTTGTATTTGATAATTATTTTGAATAGTAGGATTGAATAATAATTTAATACGTGTATCTTCAGCAACTTGCAAACCATCCATATAATCTGAATACCCATTAATACCTACATAGGATATTGTGTCTAATAAAGTATAAACACCTGCATTATTCCAATATCTTTTTACTTTGAATCTTGCATAGTTATTATTAGTTTCATTATTAGCAGGATAATTAACATAAGTAGGTGCAATATTTTCAATATATTCTTTTACAAAGTTTGATACATTGTAACTTGTTAATCTTTGATTTGAAGTCGGAATAGGTTTGCTTAATGTGTATGTTGGGACTGTTGGTTCTGTTTCACCATTACGCCAAATAAATAATTCTATCTTACTCCCTATTTGTGTAGATTCATTTACTTGAATCATAAATGGACTTCTAACTTTTACTACTTTCATTATTTAATATCTTTTAAATTATAATCTACCATTGTTTCTACATCTTGACCAAATGCTTTTACTAAATCTACATCTATATATTTCTTATATCCTGCTTCAAATGGTTTAGTAAAAAATAAAGAAGGTTTTATTCCTTTATGAAATATAGAACGTGTAATTAAATAAGCTGTTGAATCGTAACTCATAAATCTACCACGTTTATCTCTAAACTGAAAACCTTTTTGCTTAACCCATTTATTTATTCCTTCTGTTAAACCACCTTTTCTACCTCTACCTGAACCAAACTTGTATGGACTATTAGGTGCTTTTAAAGAACTTGATTTACCTCGAACACCTAAATCTACAAATGTTCCGTAATCATCCATTTTAAAGCCTACAATAGTAAATCCTTTATCTGTTACTATTTCACCTTTTAAGCTATTATATAAACTTTTACTGCTATTCTTTCCGCCTTTAGTTAAATTACTTTTAGCTTGTTGTATTACATAATCTCTAAAGCGTCTTATAGTTGCTTCAACTTCTAACATATTGTCATTCCATTTTCAATAGCCATATCAAATGTAACTGTAACACCTGCTATTTTATTTTCAAAACGTTCTGTAAAGAATTCAATGTTTGCAGAATCATTTACTAATTCATAATCATTAGACAAAGCTCCACGACTTAATACTTCTAAAAATCTATTTGCAACTGCTAATTGTGTATTCAATACATCTTGTTCGTTATCATTGCCCAAGAATATATCTGTAACCTTTGACTTACTTTCATCCACAATATCCATACATAATATAGATATATTATAATTCAATACAGGTCCTGCATACGTTACTGAATTGATAATAATATGACTTAATGGAAATATAGTTTGTTTATTTAAATCAACTTTAAATATATCACCTGTAGTTACTGTATTAACAAATAAATCTTCTTGAAGTTTATTCTTAATCACTTGTGTTATTTCGTAAAATGTACTCATATCTTTTTCTTAATTAAATCTGCTTCTATTTGATTCTTTTGTTTTTCAAATGTAAGAAACGTTAAACATTGGTTAATTGGTAATTCGGTAACTCTATCAAATCTTGTAACATCACCTTGAGCGATAGCATAGATTGATGAATACCAACCCCATCTTTTTCCAAATTGTGCTGTTGCAGAATAGTCTGTATCTCCGTGTTGTTCTCCAAATAAGTCATCGTACTTTTCAATAAGTCGTTGCCTAAATGATAAAAAAAAACATTGGCTCCAAATACAACATCCAAAGGTGCGTGTTTCATTACATCACTATAAGTTATACTACCATTGTATTTTTCTATTTCGTATGTATCGTTTATTCCCTTCTTTGTAATTGGTCTATATAATACTGCCATTGCTTTGTGCATATTGTCCCAATCACCTATGTATGAATCTAAATCTGTATATTCACCAAAGGACATATCTTCTAAATCAGGAATAAAACCAAATTCAACTCCTGCAAGTTTAAATCTATTTATAAACCTATGAGATTGTACATCGAACATTTTACCAAGTGATGCAGTTATTTCTAATACATCCTTGAATCTAATTTCTGCTACATCTTTTAAATCAATACCACAAAACGTTTGAACCATTTTCTGATTCAAGAATTCCATATCTTCATTATCTTTAGCTATCTTTAAAAAAGCCTGATATTGTGATAACTTAATTTCTTTTAATTCCGTTGGTATGCTAATCTCTAATTTCATATTATTGTTTTTTATATTAATAACTATTTGTTCAAATTGTATTAAACAGAAAAAAGGCACATATTTCTATGTACCTTAATTATTAATTCCAATCCGCCTTGCTCCCTGTAATATGGGCGGGATTTTTTATTTATCAGGGTTTTGAATTAATCTTCTATTTGTTGTATTGCTAATTGAATTATATCATTCCATATTTTTGTAGATAATATTTGATACACATCAATACCTTCTATAAATATTGCAGCATCTTCAATAGTACTACCTGAATTATCATAATCAGAACCTTTACAATAATATCCATCTACTTCAAATTCTATATCACAATAGCTTACAAATTCTTTAATCTTTTCCATTTCTTTTGTTTTAAATTTTTAACAAATATAATATAAATTTGTTACATAAATTAGTTTTAACAAATATTTAACTATTTAAATGTTCAGCAGCTATAGCATACATCTGTTGCATCTTTTTAATTTCACCTATATTTCTTGGTAGATTAATATTTACTTCTATTCCTTTAACGTGATGTATGTAACATTGTATTGTAGCTATTATTTGTCCGTAAGTCATTAGTATATAAAGTAATTACCTTTATTAGGATTCTCTAATTGACTTGTTATAGCGTATCTCATTGCGTCTATAGCATGATTGTAAGAATCTATTGGCTTATTCATTTTAACTCCTGATTTATCTGTTAACCATATATAGTTATTCAATTCATTTATTAAGTTCTTACTTCTTGATGTTACGTATATTTTGTTTTGATTAATTAAATTAATGCCATATAAGATACTGTCTCTACCTTTACTAACAGGTAATACATTATGACCATAACTATTCAACTCAGCAATTGATTTAGGCTCAGCACAATCAGCATGTATTATATCATTAACATCATTTGCTTTTAATAGATTAGATATTTCACTATTCAATAAACCTTTCTTGTAGATTATTTCATCGAATATAAAAGCATCGTTATATTTATACATAGCTACTAAAGATGTTGGGTCATTACTATAACCAAAGTCCATTCCATAACATAGTATCCTTGCTTCTGTTGGTAGGTTTATTTCATTCCAATCTGTTATACATACACCTTCTAAACTTCCTGTTTGTCCAAGTCCATATACTTGCCACCAATTTGCCCAATAAGAAGATGTTAATGCTTTAACCTTTGCTGATTCTATTTCTTTTATTATAGTATCTGATAATGCTTCATTGTCTAAATACGTTAATGTTATAAAGTCTACATTATCTTGAGTTAGTATTTCTTTGTCTACCCAAAAAGAAGAAGCAGGATTATAATCTAACCATATATCACCTGATGTTCTAATTGCCATTTGATAATAAGAATCAAAGTCAATGTTGTTACACTCATTAACATAAAGTATGTTACGCCTTGCACCTCTAAGCTTGTCAGGTTGGTCAACACTAAAGAATTCTATATAACTACCATTAGCAAAACTATATTTTAAAGTAGACTTATTGAAGTTAGCGTCTGTGTATCTACCTAAAGCCATTATGATTTTTAAGAAATCTTTTAATGCTCCTCTTCGTAAATGTGGAATTGATTCTGATACTACACTTATTTCAAGCATAGGTTCTTTTATTGCTTTATCAATTAGCAATGGTAATATACCAAAAGTTTTACCTGCTGATGTACCACCTCTAATAACCTTAATACGTTGCTTTAGACGCAATAACTTTTTAATTGCAGTAGTTACTATGAATTCCATAAAATAGTGTCTTAGATTAAGTCTAAATCATCTATATTGAATATAGGTTGCTCGTTAGTTACTGTAATATCTTTAGTCTCTCTTGGTTTACCTGCATAATAGTTATAAAACAATTGAACAAATTTAAAGTCTCCACGTTCCAATCCTTGTTCTAATGCCATAAACGCTGAAGGTTCTAATGCACCTAACTTTTCTATTAACTGTACTTCTTCTGCTTTAGATTTTCTACCTGCAGTTGTATGACCACCATTGAATTTTCTTTTATCTTCCATAATTAAAAAATATTATTATTAATTTAAAAATAAAATAAAACTTTTATTGTTTATAAGTTAACTTGTATTTTCATAGTTGCACAACTTAATTTATGGTTACCATTTTCTTGGTTACAATATTCACATACTTCCCAATAGTAATCACATTGATTATTTATGTTTGGTTCTTTTACAAAGTATGATTGATTATACTTACTTGGTTCTGCTTTATATCTGTAACAGGTTTTTGATAATTCGCAAT